CTTCCCAGGGGCTCCCATCGCGTCGGAACTCTTTACGTCGCCATAAATAAGGTGCTGGAAACTATTAAGCCAGTAATATTTTTGTTTGCTCTTTTGGCCTTCTCCTAGAGAATGTTACGAGTTATCTCTCGCCCTTGTTATAAGGGATTTATATATATAATAGAATTTAAATAACTAATATTGTTGCGATTTATCGTCTTTTAACTGGATCAACTAGGGCTGGGTGAAGAGCATCTGAGGTAGTTTTATTATTGAATGTAAACGTGTTATATTCGTCTGTTGAGATTCTGTGAGCTGGTAAAACGGTATTCGGGTCTAAATTCGGCCAATCTATCGTTATGGGTCCATCACCTGTTTGTAGTGGTATGCCAGCATTATTTATAGGAAAACCTTCGTTGTCAAGGGGGATTATAGTGTAGTCAATCGTGACATTACCAGTGCCAGTTATAGCATCAGCTCTACCACGAAATCCTACCTGCCAATCATTTCCTACACCTCTCTGCTGTAAACCATTTATTAAGCTACCATCATTTGGCGATACTACATATTGCTCTACTATTTCTCTGGGGGCTGTACTAAATGAAGTACCGGCTGTCTGTTGAAATAAATTACTAGGACGACCGATCCGATTGATCAATGAACTTGATACATTCGCATCCTCCACTATAGGTTGACCACCACAGTTTGCTAATTGGAATATTGTTGATAAATTTCGTTGTGCTCCTAGAGCTCCCCACCTAGTCCAAAGGGTTATTAATAACCTAGTTGCTGTGTTTATATAGAAGTATAAATTATCAGATGGATGTATCATAGCCAAAGGCTTAGTTGCATCACCTACTATATTTGCTAAATGCGAAGTAAGTCGTCCGGCTTGACTCATTACAAGTGATCCAGACTGTGCCGTGCGCCGGGTTAGGGCCAAAGATGCTCCCGTTTGTATTTGAGGTGTTCTAAGTCTAACAGTATATTCTACATACAGTTCACCTAAATTAACAGTAGCTGCTCCAGTCCCAACTGTAGAAACGAATAGCGTACCCATATCGTACGTCTTAATGTCATAACTACCTACTAATGCTGCGGTCCTAACGTATCGCTCTGGTACCATCTTGGTTCTATCAATTGCACTACACACAAGTCTACTAGCCTGCCATGGAGCTGAGCGAGTGGCTCCTTTGTAAGACATAATAGTTGTTTTATTAGCTGGGGCTGCGTCAGCGGCGTCAAAATCGACCGCCATCATAACAGAACCAGCCTGCGTAGTAGGAACCATGGGTTCATAGATAAAATCAAGACGCTCAAAAGTATAAGACTCAAACCGGCCAGCAACTTGCGAGAGCCATGGGAACGCGCTTGCCAGACCAGCATTGACAGCAATAGTATCGACAGTAAAAGTGTTAGTAGTCCTAGTAATGTCCTGGATATACTCACGGTGAGTGACAATAACGCCCTCACGAGTCGTGCGAAGTTTTGGCGCATTAGTTCGAACTGTTTTCTGCTTTGCTATTGGTGCTGTTGTTGCACCTTGTGCTACGGGTTTATTTCCTAGTTTACTAAGTTTCTTCGATTTAGTAGATCGTTTGGATTTCTGTTTATTCATATTGTGTGCTTATTATTTTCTAAAGATTTAATTCTTGTGGAAAGTTTTATATCTAGTGATTATAGCGCTGAGATCTTGGGGGGATCTTATTTGCCCGGCAAAATGTTTCTCAATATCGAGTTGCCCCTCTATTGATACTCCAAATGCAACTTCGTAATCAGACCTTGTAATTGGCAATATTACACTTTCTTCAACGTCGTTACCGCTGTTAAGCGCCGGGAACTTATCAACACACCCTAAAGGTTTATCACCTACACTAATCATCCATTGAGCGACAGATTGCATTATTGGGATACCTGAATTTACCGCCAATTCACAAAGACCTACACCTCTGGTGTATCTCCCTATTACTTTGGAAAATTTCTCGTCACAATAACGCAACCTGGACAACGTACGAATTGGCTCTTTTACCATATACCATTTTAACTCTCGCCCCCTAATGGGACTAGCCTGGCAATATGTTATTAATCTAAAATCATCTACAACTCTATCACACTCGGTTTCCATATTAAAGTGGCGGAAGTAATTCAATTTCCTGGATAACCATGAAAATTGTTTATCAACGATAATTACTGAATCATCTCCATTTACATGGACTCTGAACTGGTGCTGGTCCAATCCAAAATGCTTCAGCCATGTGACGAGCATAGCATAATTCATTAAGCTATTGCCGTCAGATGTTGTATACTCGCCTGACATTCTTCCACCTATAACCTCATACTTGATACCGTGATGCGTTCTACCATGATTTACTAACTGTTGTTCTAAAAGCCATTTAAGCATGTGTGAATTATTTAAATTCCTCCAAAATTCAGCCTCGATTTCCAACAACTCCTTGCAGTAGTGGCCATCGAACTTGCTATGATCTAGACAAATTGCTACGGGTTCTATAAACATGTCCCATGACTCCTTTAGGACCGCCGCTGTCCCGTAAGAGTCATGTACCTTCGTGAAGATTGATCTTATTTGCTGAGTGTTCCATTTGAGCTCTGGACTATTCTTCACGGTTAAAGAGAAAGGGAGTAATTCCTTCTTTAGGCAATAAAGGTAAGTGAAGTCTCTAAATTGTATCATCCTAGGCGGCTTACCGCTTTCGTACTTACCTATAGGGATCTTCTCATATTTTACAAATGCTTTCACACATTTCTCCTTATAACCTAAATTCGTCACTCGATTCCTCAGCTCAAAATATGCACGTCTATACCGGTTTTTAATAGATGACCTAGTATTATCGATAAGCGTCTTATGGTCGACACACCGAAAGTTTGGGATAACTGAGCGCATTTGTTCTGTTTCTTTCTCCAACAATTGAATTGCTGGGTTGTCGGGCTTATACCCAACTACGGAGCCAATAAAATGCCTCCTTAATAAACCATCGAACTCATTACACTGACAATTATTCCAATAAAACTGATCTTCTAAAGGGAGGGGTAATTTTAAATGCAGATATTGGCAAAACCCCTTAACTCGACATCCCTCAATACTAGCTTGAACCTTGTAATATTTCGTTTTAACCCTCGCCGGTGGTATAACATTTGTGCATTTACAAGGTAGTACTAAAGGAGCCATTAGGCCGACATTGGACTATTTGGGAGCCTAACTTGCGTCATAAACGCATGTCTCAGGTTATTAAACCTGGGCTCCACTTGTCCAAACCGCCAACCCAAATCGCCGTTACAGGCAGCATTATGTTTGGACAACGCTTGCCATTCGGTACGATTTTTCATACGCGCTCTAAAATTTAGCTCTTCTTGATCGACAAAGAAGGCTGCGGATACTGCTGAAGTTAGCAACACGTATTCTTGGTATGTTTCCATACTACATTTGGCCTTCAGTAGCCAAGCCCTCGCATCCTGAACTAATGTTCTTATATGATGGGGGTCTTTGGAGTGCATAAAATGTTTACACTTTAGATAATATGTTAATCTAGTATATACACTCCTTACTTTCTTATCTCTTAAACAGCGGGCCTTTTTGAATGACGGTAAAGGCAATCCATCGAAGTCTAATTCCTCATCCACAACAAATTGATTGGGCTCCTCTGATTTACGTACTACCTTGCTTGCGCTACCCTCATTACCCTCAGTGCTACTTATGGCTACCTCATCCATTTCTGGATCAAGCGTCTCATTATTTGCCTCATCAGACAATTCGTCCTCCACGAGTCCGAATCTGTTTGATAGAGGAATGATGATCTCTTGGGCCCCTCCGGGTTTCCCCGCCTTAGTTACTCTCTCTATGACCCGCCGCTTGGTTTTATTTGTCACCGCGCGGACGGCTAGAGCCTTTCGCCTAAGGTACCCTGCTATGGCAGAGGCTGATTCACACTTCTTCTCCTGAGGTTTAGTTACGTTCTGGAAAGGCGCTTCAACTTTGTGTATAGGGGGCTTACCATCCAACCCAGTGTACCAAGCAATAGGCTGGAGAGCTTTTTGCTTCACGTAGTCGGATGATTTAGCTTCTATGACAGAGCCACCAACACAAGGCAGAGCTGATTGTAACTCCACCCTGGTTTCAATATCCTTCGCTATTTTCCTTTTAAGTCCTGCCGCTCGACTCGTGTTGGATAGTGTGGTTTGATCCGCTCTAAACCCTACCCAATACGCCAAATAGTCTTCTTTGCGGTGCTGTTCTTTAGCAGCCTCCTTATGGACTTGCAGAGTATCTTTGATTTGCTCGACACTCGGCTGCGACGTTGAATTCAGTTTTTCTTGTTTTAAAACTTTTCCCAACATAGAATGTGGTAAAATGAATGACTGGTCAGTCGCTTTCGGGGGTGTAGCAGATTGCCGAGCACCACCCAACTCTAGCCTATCCTGGTTGCCTATAGGGACTTCCATCGTGCCAACTCATGACAATACTCCAAGATTAACCTACTCGGAGAGGGGGGCTGCCCCAGGTGCTGACCTTAACGTAGTCAGCAGGGTAATCAGCCACGCAGCCCTTAAGTGGGCTGAAGCTTGTTAGGCTATGCACTAGCGTACTCCCAACTTCCTTATGGAGACCAAATAGGAATTCATTTGTAGATCCGAACTGCTAGCATAATTGACGTCGTCACGATCAATGCGGCTACCACCCTTTAATTAAATTTCTCCGGTGGAAAACCCTTACGGGTGATAATTC